GCAAAGAAGGACGAAGTGTCAGACGAACTTGGTGATGTGTTGTGGTATGTCGCCGCCGTTGCCGAAGTGATGGGTACGAATCTGGAATCCGTTGCCAAGAACAATCTCTGGAAGCTAGCTGAACGTCAGCGCAATGGAACCCTGCGTGGAAGTGGAGATAACAGATGACAAAAGAAAACATACTTTATACAGAAGTAGAAACTCGTTTCATTGACGGTTATCCTGAGTCTGAATATTGTGAAATGGTTTATATTCCTAACCAGTTCTTAGCCACAGCGGTACATAAGGGTGTTGTATCGTGCTTATTAAATGAACAAGTAATGTGGGAAGAAGAAGTTCTGGAATATGAAGACGATGAACATAGTGCAGACGAACTGTATGCCAGAAACTATATGAGAGTTCAGCTTGCACTATCTTTTCTTACAGTTGATTCTGAATACTTACTAGACGACAAGATACTAATGTTTCTAAAGGAAAAGTTTTCCTTTGTTCCTGAAGCATACGATACGTACATGGGTGAAATGTTTTTTAGATGCAACTCTAGTAAATTTGGAGCAGTGTTTAAGAACGATGTAGAATGGAATGATGGTTTCGATGTGGAAGAAGAAAAGAGTAAGCCGTTCTTACTGTATCACGATTGGCTAAATGAAAAAGACAATGATGGTGTGTCCAATTATGATAAACATGTGAAGGATAAAAAATATGATTGACCTGATCTACGAGAAACACAATAAAGACAGTGTGTTAGTGGATCAGGTTAGCAGTAAAGTTGAAGCAGTGGAATGGTTGCAAGATCGTTCCCTGCTTGCCAACGCAATCGGATTTACTACCAAGCTGACTGATCGTCTTCTATACGTCCTTGACGATAGTGAAGTGGTTGGTGTATACTACTACAGAAATTGAAAGGAAAGGAAGCAAGCATGATGACAGATCAAAGTTCAAAAGTGGTGAGCCGTGGCGAATGCACAGCGTGTGGTTCGTCCGATGCAAATGTTCTGTATGAAGATAACAGCAAGTATTGTTTCTCATGTCAGACATATACGAAAGGAGATAAGATGGAAGCACAACAACAGGCACCGATTCAGGGCGTGTACAAGCAACACTTTACTGATGGTGCAACCACTGCGATCCCTGATCGTGGCATCAAAGAAGAAACATGTAAGTTCTATGGTGTAAAAACTATATGGTCTTCTAATAATGATATTATAAAACATATCTATCCTTATCACGATAAAGAAACACATCACGTTGCTAACAAGATCCGTGAAGTAAAGAACAAAGGTTTCTTTGTCGAAGGACGTTTGCCTGATGCCGCATTGTTTGGTGCTAACAGGTTCAAGTCTGGTGGTAAGTACATCACTGTCTGTGAAGGCGAGATCGATGCTATGTCTGCCTTTGAAATGCTTGGTTCCAAATGGCCTGTTGTGTCCATCAAGAATGGAGCACAGTCTGCACTGAAGGATGTCAAAGCTAACTACGAATATCTAAATGGCTTTGACAATATTGTACTGTGCTTTGACAGTGACGAGCATGGTAAGAAAGCTGCAAGTCAGGTTGCTCAAGTCTTTGAACCAAACAAGTGTTTGATCATGGACATGGAGATGAAGGACGCAAACGAATACATCAAACAGAACAAGCGTGAACAATTCTCACGGTCATGGTGGAATGCCAAGCCATTCACTCCGGCAGGTATTATCCGACTGTGTGATCACATCGATGAACTGTTTGAAGAAGACGAACAGGACACTGTGCTCTATCCTTATGCTGGCCTGAACGATAAGCTGTATGGAATGCGTACAGGTGAACTGGTAACTATCACGGCTGGTACAGGTGCAGGTAAGACCAGCATGATGTACGAACTGGAATACCATATCCTGAAGAATATTGATTCCAACATCGGTATCATTCACCTTGAAGAGAACAAGAAGCAGACGATGTTCCATCTGATGTCCATCCCTGCTAACAAACGTCTGTTCATCAAGGAAGTACGGAAGGACATGACCAGACAGGACATGGAACCTTTCATTCAGGACACAGTACAGAACCCCAAGCTGATTGCCTTCAATCACTTTGGCTCTATCACTACTGACGAGATACTTTCCAAGGTCAGGTACATGGTCAAAGCAATGGACTGTAAGTTTGTTGTCATCGATCACCTGTCCATCCTTGTGTCTGGTCTGGATGATGGTGACGAGCGTAGGAACATTGACATGCTGATGACAAAGCTTCGTAGCTTGGTTGAAGAAACACAGTGTGGACTGTTGCTTGTATCCCACCTTCGCCGGATGTCAGGTGACAAAGGACAGGAACAAGGTGGTGCTATCAGTCTGTCGCAGCTTCGTGGATCACACAGCATTGCACAGCTTTCAGACGCCGTGATAGCCCTTGAAAGGAACCAACAGGCAGATGACCCTATCGAAGCCAATACAACCACTGTGCGGGTCTTGAAGAACCGTTATGCTGGTGATACTGGTATCGCTTGTTACTTGCTTTATGACAAGGACACAGGTAGACTTGCTGAGATTGAGAATCCTTTTGAAGCAGACAATGGATCAACAGAAGACATAGGAGATTTTCTATAATGTTACAGCCAATACAAGGTGCCGTGAATATTAAGTTCTCACGGCAGAGATATGAGATGGCTGACAGTCCTGCAAAGACTGCCATCATTCGATATCTCAAACGGAATGGACATACTATCTTAGATGCCACAGAAAATTTTTCGGTTGACATCAAGAGTGAAAAAGCAGATAATACCTACTTCAGTGAAGTTGAAGTGAAGTATGCTTGGAAAGGTGATTGGAATCCTAACTGGAAAGAGATTCGTATTCCATATCGCAAGCACAAGCTGATCAACAAGGTAAGAAGCTTGGATATTCCAAAACCATTCTTCAACTTCTACATACTGCGTGGTGATTTGAAAGCTGCATGGCGTATCAAGGACTACGTTGTTGAACAAGCTGAAGTAAAGGAAGCAAAGGGAAGAAACATCGTAAAGGGTGAACACTTCTTCCACATACCATATGAGAAAGCGGAGTTGATAACACTATGAAACGAGTTGCGGTAGATATAGAAACAGATGACCTGAATGCTTCGGTGATCCACTGTATCGCCGCACAGGACATCGACACCAAACAAGAGTTTGTGTTTCACGGAGAAGACATAAAAAACTTTCCGTCATGGTCAGAAAATTATGATATCTTCGTGATGCACAACGGTGTGTCTTTCGATGCACCAACACTGAACCGTCTTACAGGAAGCAAGATCAAGGTAAAGCAGGTCAGGGATACTCTCATCCTGTCACAGCTTCTTGATCCTGCCATTGAAGGTGGTCACTCACTAGATGCTTGGGGAACTAGACTTGGGTTCCCTAAGACTGATTACAACGACTTCACACATTTCAATGAAGAGATGTTGAAGTATTGTATCAACGATGTAAGACTTACTGTTAAACTGTACGAACACATGTTACCTATGATAAAGAAATACTCTAGCAAGTGTATTGAACTTGAACATTCAGTCCGTGCTATTGTAGACAGACAAGAACAGAATGGTTTTACATTGAACGTAAAGGAAGCTTCGTGTCTTGTGGCACGGCTTTCAGAAGAAGCAGCAGATATCGAAAGGGAAATGCAAGAGATCTTTCCACCTATCGTTACTGAGAGATACTCAGAGAAGACAGGTAAAAGATTGAAGGATCATGTTGAAGTATTCAATCCAGCTTCACGACAGCAGATTGCTAAACGTCTGATGGAGAAGGGCTGGAAACCTGTGAATCTAACTCCAACTGGTCATCCCATTGTTGACGAAGGTACGTTGAAGAATGTTGACATACCTGAAGCACAAAAGATTGCACGGTATCTTCTGTTACAGAAACGTGTATCACAGGTCAAGTCTTGGATTGATGTTGTTAAAGAAGACAACAAGGTTCATGGACGTGTGATTACACTCAAAGCAATATCTGGAAGAATGGCACACTACAGTCCAAACATGGCACAGGTTCCGGCAGTTTACTCACCTTATGGTAAGGAGTGTCGAGCCGTGTGGACTACAACAGATAGTAGGTACAAACTGTTAGGGTGTGATGCTTCTTCTCTTGAACTGAGATGTCTTGCCCATTACATGGGTGACAAGAAGTTCACTGAAGAAGTTGTTGGTGGTGATATCCACACAGCAAACCAAAAGGCTGCAGGACTTCCTACTAGGGATGCGGCGAAGACTTTCATATATGCTCTGATCTATGGTGCAGGACCAGCCAAGATCGGATCAATCGTTGGTGGTGGATCTAAGGAAGGTAAACTTATCATGGACAAGTTTATGACCAACATGCCAGCCCTGAAGACTTTGCGTGATAAAATCGACAGGGCAGCACAGACAGGTTATATCCGTGGTCTTGATGGCAGACTTCTAAAGGTTCGTCAGCAACATGCCGCAGCCAATCTCCTTCTACAAGGTGCAGGTGCAACCATCTGTAAAGAATGGCTACGTCAGATCACACTACTAGCTGGACGACAGGGCTTTGACTATCGCCTTGTCGCCAGCATCCACGATGAGTATCAGTTTGAAGTTCGATCTGATCAGACTGAAAGGTTTGGTGAGATGACACAGCAAGCAATGAAGCTTACTGAGAAAGAACTGAAAGTCCAGTGTCCTTTGGACAGTGAATATAAAGTTGGAAACAATTGGGCTGAAACTCATTAAAGTTGTTGACACACTGATTTCCTTGTGTCATAATTCACAAACATTGAAACAGCGTCTGAGAACGCATAGAAAGAAAGGAGCATTTAATATGCCAGTACTTAGCGGAAAGGCCCATTGGGCATCTATCTCTTCACCTAACACAACTTTCGAGCCAGTGTTTACCATTGACTTGTCATTGGAAGGTGATCAACTTGAACAAGCAAAGAAGCTTGGTCTAAAGGTCAAAAACAAGAACGATGACCGTGGACAATTTGTTACCATCAAGCGTAAGCTAAAGCGTAAAGATGGTACAGACAACAAGGCACCATCTCTCAAGGATGGTAACAAGCGTGACATCACAGGTACTCTTGTTGGTAACGGTTCTGATGTAAACGTCTTGTTCAAAACCTACGAGTGGGAGTATGCAGGTAACACTGGAATCGGCACTGACCTTCAGGCTGTTCAGGTTGTTAACCTTGTACCTTACGGTGATGACGATGACTTTGATGTTGTGCCGGGTGGCTACAATGCAGAAGACGCTTCCTTTGACGATGACATTCCATTCGGAACATCGGTAGCCTAACAACATCAAACAGGGAGCAGCACATATCGATTGATGGCTGTGGGCTGGATTGCGTTTGGGTGGGTACGCCAGCATTTATTTAACAACGAAGGGAGCATTTCATTATGACAGACTACAATAAAATAATGAGCGATCTTCAGAAAAAACAGGAATGGAGAGATGTTGTGTTTACTGAAGACGATCTTGTAAAACAAGCAAACAAACAATCCGACATGGTAAACAGTCCTGCACATTACAATCAGTCTGGCATTGAGTGTATTGATGCAATAGAAGCTGCACTTGGTCCTGACGGATTCAAATATTATCTTCAGGGTAACATCATGAAATACCTGTGGCGTTATCGTTACAAGAACGGAACTGAAGATTTGAAAAAGGCACAGTGGTACACTAACAGACTTCTAGAAAGGGAAACTGATGGCTAGTATAGACACATTAGTAGAAGACATATACAAAACGCTTGAAGCGGAAAACAATATGGCTTCTATGAAGAACAAAGAATCCCTAGAAAAGTTTGGTAGGGAAATGATCTCAGTTGCTCGTAGGGCTTTATCCGAAGGCACACGAGAAAGAAAGACAACACTTCGTATGTCACAGATTGGTAAACCTGACAGGCAGCTATGGTATGACATGCAGCAGGGTATTGAAGCTGTTGAGATCGATGGTCAGACAAGACTTAAATTTCTGTATGGAGAAATCCTTGAAGCACTTCTTGTTTTGTTGGCAGAAGTTGCTGGTCACGAAGTGACAGAACAGCAGAAGGAAGTTGATGTTCTTGGTGTCAAAGGACACAAGGACGGACGTATCGATGGTGTCTTAACGGACATCAAGTCTGCGTCACCTTATGCTTTCAAGAAGTTTAAGGAAGGCACACTTCACACTGACGATCCGTTTGGTTACATTGCTCAGATCTCTGGCTATGCAGAAGCTGACAATGATAGTCAGGCAGCATTCTTAGCTATTGATAAATCTTCAGCAGAGATTGCTCTAATGAAGATTGAATCAGTACACATGATCAATGCCAGTGAGCGTATCAGTAATGTAAAGAAGATGACTGCTTCTTCTACACCACCAGAAAAATGTTACCAACCAGAACCAGATGGTAAGTCTGGTAACATGAAGCTTGCCATCGGCTGTGTGTTCTGTCCATACAAGTTTAACTGTTGGGCTGACGCAAACAATGGTCAGGGCATTCGTTCATTCAAATACTCTAATGGTGTAAGACATCTTGTACAGGTTAACAAGATTCCAGATGTAGAAGAAGTTATCTATGTCTAAGAGAAAAAGCAAAAGAAGCATTGACCACAAGTACAGGTCAAACTCTGAGTATAACACTGCCCTTGTTCTAATCAAGAACAAAATTGATTTCCAGTATGAGCCAGATCCTATCTCCTACGTTTGGACTGAAGACAAGAAATACATTCCAGACTTTGTGCTCCCCAACGGTATCATACTGGAAGTCAAGGGCAGGTTCATGCTTGAAGACAGAAAGAAACATCTCTTTATCCGCAGCCAACATGGTTCAGATTACGATATCAGGTTTGTGTTTGATAACCCAAACAGGAAACTGTACAAGGGTGGTAAGATGACCTATGCTGACTGGTGCGATAAACACGGATTCAAATTTTGTAAACAAGGAGAAGGTATCCCGAAAGAATGGTTCAATGAGAAAAGAAGACATAGTTCTAATTGACGAAATAATAAATGATAATCCTTCGTCAGAGAAAACACTTTTCCTGTGTGTGATATTACAGGCATTGCTTGACGCTACAAAGCCATCCTATGATGGTGAACCCGACTCTTCTATACACGAAAGGGATAGGGCTGTAGCGTGGTTCTTTGCGTCTGTAGGTGTTACTGCAGAAGACTTTACGGCAGTATGTGACTTCGCTGGCGTGAACCCTGTGTACATGCGAGAGTTCGCATTCAAGGTTCTACGTTCCGGCGAAGTCGAATATGTAAGGAAAAGAATTAACGCAGTTCTTGGTCATTGACTATTGTTTTTCTATCCCATTGGTGATAGAATGGTATCTCGTTTTTACGCAAAGAAAGGAAGCAACACATGAATAATTATCTACCAACAGACTACCAGAATTTTATTGCCATATCTCGATATGCACGTTGGAAGGAAGACGAGCAACGTAGGGAAACATGGCCCGAAACAGTCGGCAGATATTTCGATTACATGAAAGAACATCTAAACAAAAAGCACGGCTATGTTCTGACTGACGAGTTGCGTGGGCAACTAGAACAAGCCGTGCTATCCCTTGAAATTATGCCAAGCATGAGATCACTTATGACATCTGGTCCAGCATTGGCACGTTGTCATGTTGGTGGTTACAATTGTTCTTATCTGCCTGTGGATAATCCACGTGCATTTGACGAAACAATGTACATCCTGATGTGTGGCACAGGTGTAGGCTTCTCCGTTGAACGGCACAACGTAGAAAAGCTTCCTATAGTTAACGAGCACTTTGAGAAAAGTTCTACCACAATTAAGGTAGGCGATAGCAGACCCGGATGGGCAAGGGCTTTGCGTGAATTGATTGCCATGCTCTATGCTGGACACATCCCACAGTTTGATGTATCTGAAGTTCGCCCTGCAGGTGCAAGGCTGAAGACATTCGGTGGACGTGCATCAGGACCAGCACCTTTGCTTGAGTTGTTTGACTTCTGTATTGAGAAGTTCAGAGGTGCGGCAGGACGCAAGCTTTATCCAATCGAATGTCACGACATCATGTGTAAGATTGGCGAAGTTGTGGTTGTCGGTGGTGTACGCCGTTCAGCATTGATCAGTCTTTCCAATCTGAACGATGACCAGATGGCACATGCCAAGTCAGGTATGTGGTGGGAACAGGAAGGTCAACGTGCTTTGGCAAACAACTCTGTGGCATACAAAGAGAAACCACAGATGGGAACATTCATGCGTGAGTGGTTGTCGCTGTACGAATCTAAGTCAGGTGAGCGTGGTATCTTTAACCGTGCATCATCTAAGAAGCAAGCAGCAAAGAATGGCAGACGTGATGCTGATCATGACTTTGGTTGCAATCCTTGTTCTGAAATTATCCTACGTCCTTATCAGTTCTGTAACTTGTCAGAAGTGGTTGTTCGTGAGAATGATACACAGCAAACACTTGAAGAGAAGGTAAGACTTGCTACTATTCTTGGTACGTTCCAAGCAACATTGACAGACTTTAAATATCTTCGCAGTATCTGGAAGAAGAACACGGAAGAAGAACGTCTGCTTGGTGTATCATTGACAGGCATCATGGATAGCAAGCTGTTGTCTGGACGTGATCCAAATTACGGCATGAATATCTCAACAGTTCTTTCAGACCTGAAGGATGTTGCTATAGATACTAACTGCCTTTTGTCAGCAGAACTAGGTATTCCACAGTCAGCAGCTATCACCTGTGTCAAGCCTAGTGGTACAGTGTCACAGCTTGTAGACAGTGCTTCTGGTATCCATGCACGGCACAACGATTACTACATTCGTACTGTTCGTGGTGACAACAAAGACCCACTGACACAGTTCTTGATTGAAAGTGGTGTTCCTAATGAGCCAGATGTTATGAAGCCTGACAGCACGACAGTCTTTAGCTTTCCTATGAAGTCACCTACAGGTGCCATCACACGGAATGAGATGACTGCCATTGAACAGCTTGATCTTTGGTTGCTGTATCAAGAGCACTGGTGTGAACACAAGCCTTCCGTGACTATCTCAGTCAAGGAGAATGAATGGATGGAAGTTGGATCTTGGGTCTATCAAAACTTTGACAAGGTTTCTGGTATTAGTTTCCTTCCGTTTAGTGAACACACATATCAGCAAGCACCTTATCAGGATATCGAACCAGACGAATACAACGAATTAAAAATGGTTTATGATACGGTAGCTAACATTGATTGGGCAAAGCTGCAGGAGTTTGAGAAGGAAGACACCACATCAGGTGGACGTGAGTTGGCTTGTACGGCTGGCGTCTGTGAAGTGGTAGACTTGAACGCAGCATAATAAAGGGAGTTTTATTGACACATGAAAATAGATGTAGTAGACTATGTAGAAACGAAAGACGGTGGTGCTTTGGTCATATTTGAAATGGACGAGGAAACAAGAACTGGTTTGATTTCAGAAGCACTGAAACGAAGACTTACCGAAGGATTGGAGAAGATGGTGGATGAGCAAGAAACAATCGACATCGAAGAATACATTGCCAGTTTGGACTTGGAAAAGGACTGACGACTACATTCAGTTCAATCCACCACGTAATCACCCTAGCTATGACGAATGGGTTAAATTAAAGAAAGGAAAATCAAAATGAAAATTAGGTTTGATACAAACACAAAGGATGTTGCAGCGGCGGCGGCTGCTTTCAGTTCTCTACATCAATATTGCCCCGACATAATGGTAAGTAAAACACAGTGGTCAGAAGGCTGTGTTAATATCTGTGGTGAAATTGATTCGTCTAATATGTCAACACTTGAAGCTGCGTTACCAGAAGGTACATTCAATGAAGATACGGACAAGCTATGAGAAAACAAATATTAGAAGCACTATTAAAACACGCACAGGGTAATGTGGCACTGCACACAGCAAACATAGAAGTGTATCTAAAGAACCCTGCAGGTATTGGTGAACACTCTGACATCATGGAAGCAATCCAAAGTGAACTAGACAAGATGGCTGTCCATGAAGATAGGCTTGATCTTCTTCTAAATTATTTTAATGATTAAAAACTTCTTGACATGGCTGCTTAGTTATAGTAAAATACACATGTCTTTGAATTGAAAGGAGTTGTCAGTTGTTTAACAAACGTCCAGTTATTTATATTGGTTATGATGCAAGGGAGAGTAATGCTTATGAAGTACTACGTGATTCAATCTTGGAATACAATACAAAGTTTGACATCATCCCACTGGTTCAACCCGCTCTTCGTAGAGCAGGTCTGTATCGGCGTTCTGCTAGGCTTGACAGCATTGACGGCAAACGTGTAATGGTTGACACCTTCGATGGAAGGCCGTTCAGCACAGAGTTTACATTCACAAGATTTCTAATACCTGCCTTGAACCAGTATGATGGACTTGCTCTTTTCATGGATTCCGATATGCTTGTTAAAGCAGACATCGAAGAAGTGTTTGATACTTACGGCAGCAACAAAGACATAGCAGTGCATTGTGTTAAACACAACTACAATCCTTCTGCTGCTACAAAGATGGACGGACAGATCCAGCAAAGATACAATCGCAAGAACTGGTCTAGCTTCATGCTATTCAACTGTGGACACGAAGGAAACCACAGGCTTACAGTGGACGATGCGAACATTAGATCTGGTTCTTGGTTACACGGAATGTCTTGGTTGGAAGACGAAGAAATTGGCGGCATTCCAGAAGAGTGGAACTGGCTTGATGGTTGGTCAGATGAAACAATCACACCAAAAAATGTTCACTTTACGACAGGTGGTCCGTGGTTTAAGGAATGGGAACCTAAACGTCAGATCGATGCAGAGTATGCAGGTGACTGGCATGTAAGGGCAAATAAGATTTTTTATGATTCAGCTTTAGGAGATGTATTTTAATGTATACTTTTGTAACATCATTTAGCAAAGATGGATTTGATTCCTATGCTAAGAACATGCTTGAGAGCGTGGTAGATAAATGGAACCCGCAGTATTTCAAACTGATTGCTTATTATCATGACTTTGATATCGAATCTGTTGACGCTCCTAAGAGCAGTGTAATTGAATACAGAAATCTAAATGATGTTGAAGAGATGGTTCAGTATCGTGAGCGTATGAAAATACACGATGGTACTGAAGGCGGGAAGATGCAGTACAACTGGCGTCTTGATGCCATCAAGTGGTGTCACAAAGTATATGCCATGACTGAGTTGGCTTTCGAGATGATGGAAGCTGATCAAAAATTTATCGAAGGCGGCGGTGTTCCCTTTGAAGATAACTGGATGATCTGGCTTGATGCAGACACAGTTACAACCAAACGTCTTGATGTAGCTAAAATTAAAGAATGGTTGCCTAGTAAGGCAGACCTTACATATCTAGGAAGAAAGGATGCAGACTACAGTGAAACAAGTTTTATGGGCTTCAATCTGGCTTGCCATAATACTTGCAGCTTGCTTGCCGATCTTCGGGGTTGTTACACTATTGGAGAAGTTGTAGCATACCGTGAATGGCATGATGGATTTATCTTTGAGCGGCTGCTTAATATTTACAAGGCACATGGATTGGTAACAAACAATCTATCTGAAAATGCAAAAGGTCTTGCTGCCTTTGCACAGTCACCACTGTCAGAATACTTTACACATTACAAAGGCAATCTGAAAAAGAATATTAATCAGGTTGCTCCTGATGTCAATGCTGCACGATACAAGCAGCTTATCAAGATGGTTGACTTCTACAAGCCAAAGACAATCGTGGAAACAGGAACGTGGAATGGTGGACGTGCTATTCAGATGGCTGTTGCTGCGCTGCAACACCATGACAAAGTTCATTACGTTGGCTTTGATTTGTTTGAAGATGCGACAGTTGAATCTGATCAGTATGAAATGAACACAAAAGCCCACAACACTGTGGAAGCTATTAACAATCGTCTGAAAGAATTCGCAGTAAAGATGTTTAACGAAGGTAAAACATTTACCTATGAACTACACAAGGGTGATAGCAAAGTTACCGTGCCAGCATGTAAGGCTGTTAAGGACGCAGACTTTGCTTACATCGATGGTGGACATTCATATGAAACAGTTAAGCAAGACTATGAGAATTTGAAACACATTCCTGTTCTGGTATTCGATGACTTCTTCTCAGAAGACCAGAACAAAAAACTACCACACGAAGATAATCTTGGTGTGAACAAACTAACAAAGGAGATTGAAGCATATGCCAAGTTGGTCCTTCCTTCGTCTGATCCTGTTTTGGGAGGTGGTATTACTCACCTTGTTTTTGTAGCAACTCAGAAGGGTGTAGCAAAACTACCAGACGAACTGACACGTGTACCCATTGTGGTCACACCAAAAGATTCCAGACCTAAAGAAGAAATCATTGATAATGTAAAACAGAATAAGAAACTTATTAAAGACTTTGACTGGATCAAAACAAGTAAAGTAAATACAGAAACAGCAATCATTGTTTCTGGTGGTCATAGCATAGACTTTGACCTGCTGAAAAAACGTATCAAGGAAACAAACTGTAAAGTGTTCTGCGTTAAGCACAGCTATCCCAAGTTATTGGAACACGGCATCAAGCCTTTCTCTTGTGTTATCCTTGATCCACGTCCTATTGACGGAACTAGCACACACGGAGTTGTTAGAAAGGATTTGTTTAAAAAGGTAGACAAGAAAACTATTTTCCTTGTTGCTTCTATGACTGATCCTTCTGTAACAAAATATTTGCTGTCTAAGAAAGCAAATGTCAAAGGGTGGCAAGCATACTCAGATGCGTTGCGTGACATGTCTGTAAAGGAAAAGATTGTGGTAGATAAAGAAACAGGTATTGAAGAAGGATCTACCCTGATTACAGGCGGCACCTGTGCAGCTATGCGTACCATTGCTATCGCACATACTCTTGGCTTTAGAAACTTTGAACTGTTTGGTTTTGACTGTTCGATTGAAGGTGAGATGACAGAAGAAAAGAAACGTCAGACAACTGAAACAGAGCCAGACAAGAACAAGTACATGCAGGTTGAACTTGGTGGAGAAAAGTTCTGGACTACAGGAGAACTTCTTGCAATGGCACAGGACTGTGAAAAGCTTTTCGACAATATGGAAATGGATATGGGTATCAACTTCTATGGAGAAGATACTCTGGCAGCAGCCGTATGGAAGTTGTCCAAGCGTGGACAAGAGAAGCACTATTCGGAGTTGCTGAATGCCGCTTAATGAACGCAAGGAAAAGTTCTGCCAAAACTATATTCTGCATCAGAACGCATCTCGTGCTGCCAAGGATGCAGGATATAGCGAAGCATCTGCACACAACCAAGGTTACAGGTTGCTGCAGGATCCACGTATCCTAGAAAGAATAGAAGAACTAAAGGCAGGGATCACAACTGACATTGATGTGATTGACGAGATAGAGAAGCAGTATGAAGTTGCTAGGAATGCTGGCAATGGAACCACTGCCCTAAAAGCACTAGAGTTGCTATCACGTGTTCGTGGTAACAACTCTGATGCAGAAGACATGACGCCTGAATCTATGGAAAAAGAAATTGTATTTACAATGCAGACGTTAGGTTTTGAAAAGATATTTTCTTTGGTTGAAGAAGCTTTCCCTGAACAGTTTGGGGATTATACAGAAGACTTTGATGTACTAGCTGAGTCAGAAGAAGACTTAGCCTTTCTTCCCGAAGAACTTGGTGGCACTACGGACACCGAAACTGGCAGCGACTATGACGCCTAGTGTGTACTGATACCAGTCAGGCATTCCCGCAAGGGCGGCAAAGCCATCGTCTACAATCTTCCTGCCCCACTCACCACAGAATGAAAGCACCAATGGCACAGAAAAAATAATAACAAGCCATTCGTCTTTCCAAGATGATGCTGATGCGTCAGCCATCTTCAGATCCCAATCAATTTCACCAGTGGCTTTTTTCTGCATGACCATTGCTTCAGCTTGTGCTTTAGCAACTTTGGTTGCAGACTGTGCTTTCTTTTCTTCTACCTTACCACTTAACCAAGTACCTGCGAGATTAGCTACTGGTCCTATTAATGCTGTCAACATATTTATTACCTCTGACTATTCTGTTTAATTCTTTAATGCGTTCTTTTAAAGATGCAACACGTTCTTCCATTTGATTTACATTAATGTAATCACGAACATCTTCCTGTTGAACACCCTTTGCTATAACTATTGTAATCATGCTGGCGGTATCTCATTCTTAATTAACAAACCCTGCCATGATGCAGATATAGGATTATTAGCACTTCCTACACTAATACCACGTGCTTCAATATCAGTTTTTTCTGGTATCCTTAAAGGATAATTAAACTTATCAATAAAGGTATTAGACTGTAATACAATTCTAAGTTGTTCACGAAATACATTTGTTCCAAAGTCACGTAATATAAACCTAACCTGACAATATGAGTTTGCCTGTGAAATAGCCGCAGTAAAGTTAATATCATCTAAGTAAAGAGTATATCCTGCAGGTACTGTATATATAGCCATTTCTGTTTGTCCTGCCCCTAAAAGAATAGAAGAATAGACAGTACCAGTAGGTACACCTGCAGTTGCTCCTGCATTGGCAAGATAAATAGTTCCTGCTGCTGCCCCACCTGAACCAGCTAGAGTAACATACATACGGTACACACGTATCCAAGATGTTTGAGTAATCTTTTGCGTCTGTCCTGTAAGAGTAATGTCTTCTTCTACCTCATTATAATTAGCATCAAGACCTATAATCTTTACAGAGTTAGCACCTGTTCCACCATTAGTATCTGCTGTGCTACTAGAACTTACATACAATTGAGCAGCACTAGTAAGATAAGAATAGATACCACCTTGTGACCAAATAGTTTCTTCTATTCCATTTACATCACCATTGTATCCAAACTTATATATTGATTGGTGAAAAGCAATCTGTTCCCTAGAAACTTGTAGTTCCCATGGTTCGTGCTTACCAGTACGTGTCATTGAACTAGGCGTACCCATTTAACCACTCCCATTCTTCTTCAGTATAAGGCAACATTAAAATTCTCCTGATTTCATAGCTTCTGAAAGGCTTTTAGCCCTTTGTCCTACCTGTCTTGCCCACTTGGAATCCATCATCTCAAGAGATGCAGCTTCATAGTTTTGATTGTGTATAGCATTCCACATGTTTTTAAATTTACACAGTCTGGGAACACCCATATTAAAAGCCATGTCCATAAGAATAAGTTGACGAACACTATCCAGTTCTTCTACACAAGGATGTACACTGCACAATTCATTCTCAACAATGGCAATATCATTTAGCGCAAGGTAACGTGCATCCGCTTCTGTAATACCGTGTTCGTAAATTACATCCATATTTGGGATGTCCATATATTCTAGTTCTTCTTTGCTGATGCCACGGTCTTTTAGATTACGACCAATACCAATTGTGTCAATACCAAGGGTATCCTTGTACACATTAAGAACCATGCCTTCATGTTCAATTAATTTCGTAAGAAAATGTGATCTATTATACTTCATTGTTTACCTTCGTGATTCATCCACACGGCGAATGCCCCTGTCATTGCCCCTGTTACTACAGATACTAAACCAGCCTGTGCTGCAGTTGGTTCTGGTAAGGTCATAAACCATTCGACTACACGCCAACTCATAAGCGTCATGATCGCCATCATAAATCTTGGTAGTATTTTCCATTCTAAAACCTTTGCAGCCGTCACGACACAATGCTCACTGGTTTAAAGATATCCAGACCACTAAGACGCCTACGTTCTTTCTGTTGTCTTTTCATTTGAGCCATAGTCTGTTCATATGTTTGACCAAGTGGGCTAGGTGTTTGTGCATACAGAGTTGCAAGATATGGATTGATCTTAGCAAGATCTGAAAGACTTGTCGTGCCTGTTCCAGCACCAGTAGCGTAATAACTGTCAGGTGTTACCGACACTTCTGGTTCTACAACAGGAGTAGCAACCTGTTGTGTGATACGTGAAGGTCTACCTTCTCCATCACCACCCATACGATCAGGTGTCCTATCAAAAGGACTTTTCCCAAAACCTGTGTATGTTTCAAAAGGACCAAGATTAAGTATAGATGCAAGACCACCAAGCCAACCCATAGGTTGTGTATACTTTGTGTACCCTGTATATCTATCTCTTTGTGGATCATATTGATAGCTTGTTAGTTCTTTTCCTTTTTTAACATCTTCAATTATTTTTCTTTCTACCCAGTTAAGTTCATCTCTATCTTTACTAGAAAGAAAATCTGCTAGTGCCTTGTCCTGTTCTAAAGACTGATCTTCGTCTTCGTCACCACTACCAATAAAGTCAGCAACATCTACCTGTCTTTCCTCTTGAGTATGAGGGGTTGAGTTATCTTTATCATCCCGACCTTTACCACCAGCCCAGCCGCCCCGATTGGGTGGACCACCGCCAACCAATTCAATTACATTTGACAAACCTTTAGACATTGGATCACCTACTTTCTTAATGGAAGCCCAGCCATTTCAGATTCAATTCTTTTTAATGATTGAATAACTGAAGGTGGAAACTTTCTTTCACTTAATAACTTAACTATGTCTTTTGAATCAAGACTATCTGGCATAAAAATACCAGTACCATTCGGGCCTTCAACAAGTGAATACAAAAGATTTGGATTAATTTTGTACTTACCTTTTTGAGATGCTGCTTTTACAATACCATCAATACCATACTTTGATCTGTATATTTTACCATCTTTTCCTTCTTGATAAAACTCCACATTTCGGAAAACATTTGCTTTATCAGACATACGTGCCATAGCTTCAAGTTTTTCCAACTGCAATTCATAATATGTATTAAGTATATCAGAGATATCTTGATCTGTAAGCTGTCTGTCTGGAATTGTTTTTAAAAACTTTTGAAAATCTTTAGCTGTTTTGTTTACTTCTTGTGCGTCTTCATAAAGACTAAAGCTAACAGACCTATCGAAGTTCATAGTATTATTACGAATACCTGTTGCTAAAAACTTTGCCTGATCTTCTTTACGTAATGGAAATCCAGCAGCAGTTTGTCCACGGCCTTCACCCCTTAAAATTTCTGATTGTTTCGCATTCAAATATTTTTGACCAGCTTTAATTGATCCGGGCAAAAACACATTAGTAAGCCCTTCAACTCTTTCCTCCATAGACAACTCTCTACCTTCTTCATCATATCCATTAATAAAATTTAACACTCCTCTTGTTAAAAACTTTTCTGAAATATATGGAGAATAAAGTTCTCTTGCTGCATCAGGAAAAGCATCGTCTATTTCCCTTTGTGTCACATCATCACCAGCCATAATTCTACCAATAATTCTACGAACTGGTCCTTTGATTACTTGCATAGAATCAATAAATCCAGTATCAGTAAAACGTGTCATAATGTCACCAGTTTTTGGATCTTTATAAAAGGGTTGAGTATATACCTTCTTTGTATTAGCTTGGTACTCTGGAACAACAAGATCAACAGCACGTTGATCATCTTTACTAACACCCATCTGTGAGTTTTGATTGTTAATGGCATATTCAATACCCGCTGTAGTGGCACCGATGCCAGCAAGTCTACGCATACCAATACGGATCAAAGCTGGATTATTTGTACGCTTTCCTTCTGCAATATCTTTTGCACCCTGCATAACAATATTTTTTGTAGTACGTATAATTTCCGCAGGGAATGTTGCATAAGTTCCAAAAGGAAGACGTGTCAAAGCACGTACAGCAGGAGCCGCTGTTGTATAAGAAGGCATAGTGTTGCGAACAATTTCTGTAGCCTTATCAAATATTTCTGCATTAGAAAGATTTGGATATGCTTTTTTGTATGCGTTAAATTCTGCTTGGAAAGCAACAATTTTACCAAAGTCGTCCACACCACCATACACAGCAGACATACCACGGAAAGGTGCTTTGATTGCTTTTTCTACTGTACTTTCTATAGCGTCTACACCTTCTTTTCCAAACCGATCAATGTTCTTTTTAATTGCTTCACTAACTACACTTGAATCAATAATTCCACGATTTTTTAAAGCTTGTAAAAACTTTAGTGTATCTTCATCGCCTTTTGCAGCTTTTTGATACATTGCATAAGCAGACTTATAAGCTTCTTTAGCAACACGTGGTCTATAAAGAACACCGTTCATTGCAAGCTGTTGAAACATACCATATGTGTTAAGAAGATGTGCTGTGTGATCAAACACAGTTTCCATTGCCTGACCTACTCCAGCAGTTTTAGCAAACAAATTTAACAACCCTTTACCAACAGGATTATCAACACCAAAAGTATCAATACCTTTATCAAGCATGTCTGCAAATTCTTTGGTAGTTACAACTTTATTAAGACCAAGTGTTTCTCCACCTGCTCCAAAACCACCAAGTTCTTTTTGAGCAAGTCCACCCAAAGATTCACGAACATCCATAGATGGCGTAACTTCTGCCTTGCGTAAAAATGTACTAACTTCTTTTGGAAGAAATGGAAACAAACCGCCAAGTTCTA